ACAACAACAACCGCAAAGATTGGACTCAAAAACCCAATCTTGGCTGGACAAAAACCAGTGGTACGGGGTTGATGAAGACATGAGCTACCTAGCGATGGGTGTTCATAGACGCTTGGAAAGAGAAGGAGTTCCGATAGGATCTGACCACTATTTCAAGGTCATTGACACAGAAATGCGTCAAAGATTCCCAGAGAAATTTGGGGTCGCAGAAGAGACCAAATACTCTTCGGAGACGGAGGCCAAACCCTCTGTAAAAACTAGTAAGCCGAGCACGGTAGTTGCGCCAGCGACTAGGTCTACCTCTCCAAAAAGAGTCAAACTTACGCCAACGCAAGTACAACTGGCTAAGAAATTTAATCTAACACCAGAGCAATACGCTCGTGAACTTACTAAACTGGAGTCCCAAAATGGCTGAAAACAGAAAACCTCGTGAAGTAGAAACCCGTCAACAAGACATGCGTCCCCAGCAGTGGAAACCGCCTGAATTGTTGCCAGAACCAGATAAGCAGGCAGGATTTTCTTATCGATGGATCAGAACTTCTACTTTAGGTACTGCGGACCCCCGCAATCTCTCTGCCAAACTCAGAGAAGGATGGGAACCTGTACGAATAGAGGAGCAACCGAAGTTCCAACTGCTAGTTGATCCCAATAGTCGTTTTAAGGACAACATTGAGATTGGCGGTTTATTGTTATGCAAAACTCCAGATGAGTTTGTTGGACAACGTAATCAACATTACCGAATCCAAGCAGAAAGTCAGATGGACGCTGTAGACAATAATCTTATGCGCCAGAATGATCCACGGATGCCTCTCTTTAATGAGAAGAAATCTACGGTGACTTTTGGAAAAGGTAACTAAACTTAATTAGGAGTTTTAAATGGCTTATCCTACCGTATCAGGACCCTATGGGTTCAGACCGATCAATTTGATCGGTGGTCAGGTATTTGCTGGTCAAACTCGTTCAATTCCCATCATTTCAGGTTCTACAACCGCCATTTTCTTTGGTGATGTTGTACGTCTGAACACCGATGGTGCTTTGAGCCGTGTTTCAACCACAGCTACCGCAACCGATGCCGTTGGTATTTTTATGGGTTGTCAGTTCACAAACCCAACTACCAAACAGTTGCTACAACAGCAATTCTATCCAGGCGCTATTACCGCTTCGGATATTACTGCGTTTGTAGCTGACGATCCAGATGGACTTTTCAAAGTAGCAGTATTGTCAGACGCAACCACCATTGGTGGCTTAGTTCAGACTGACGTTGGTAACAACGTATCAATCTTGACAACCGCTGGTTCTACAACTTCTGGTGATTCAAACGAAGGCGTTTTAAACAGCACCAGCTCATCAACAACCACTCTTCCATTCCGTATTATTGCGGGTGTACCAGAGACTGTTAATGCGCTTGGATCTTTCACTGAGGTAATCGTAAAGTTCAACTTTGGCGTACATACCTATTACAGTGCAACCCCTGTTGCAACTGCAGCTTAAGGAGCAATTAAATGGCTATTTCACGTGCACAACTACTGAAAGAGTTGCTCCCAGGTCTGAACGCTTTGTTTGGTCTTGAGTATGCGACTTATGGTGAACAACATAAAGAGATCTATGAAACTGAGACCTCTGAGCGTTCGTTTGAAGAAGAAACAAAACTGTCTGGCTTCTCCGCTGCACCAGTCAAAAACGAGGGTTCTGCCATCGCTTATGACAATGCACAAGAGGCTTTCACAGCTCGTTATAACCACGAAACCATCGCCCTTGGCTTCTCCCTAACGGAAGAGGCAATCGAGGACAACTTGTATGACAGCCTATCAGCTCGTTATACCAAGGCTTTGGCTCGTGCTATGGCGTACACCAAGCAGGTTAAAGCTGCTGCTGTGTTAAACAACGGTTTCACTAACTCTGCCGTTTATTACGGTGGTGACGGTGTACCTTTGTTCTCGACATCTCACCCATTGGTTTCTGGTGGTGTTAACAGCAATACTCAATCTACCCCTGCTGATTTGAACGAGACTTCCTTGGAAGCCGCCGTTATTCAGATCGCTGCATGGACAGATGAGCGTAGTTTGTTAATCGCTGCTAAACCTAAGAAGTTAATCGTTCCACCTGCACTCCAGTTCGTTGCTACCCGTCTCTTAGAGACTCAGCTTCGTGTTGGTACCGCAGACAACGACATTAACGCTATCGTAAACAATGGTTCGATCCCAGAAGGTTATTCAGTAAATAACTACCTGACCGATCCAAATGCTTACTTCCTCTGTACTGATGTTCCAAATGGTATGAAGCATTTCGTTCGTACTCCTTTGAGCAACAGCATGGACGGTGACTTCGATACTGGTAACGTCCGTTACAAGTCTCGTGAGCGTTACAGCTTTGGCTGGTCTGATCCCCTCGGTATGTGGGGTTCTGCTGGAGCCTAATTAGGCTAATAAAAAGGGGAGCCAAAAACTCCCCTTTTTTTATTTGTTTGTAGTAAGATTATTAAAACTGGGAAAAACCAGCTTATTAGACTGCCCCAGCAGACGCATACAAGACTAATAAGCTTAACTCTGTATGGAGAATTATTATGGCACGTACTACCTTTTCGGGTCCAGTGGCATCCGACAACGGCTTTATCACTGATATTACAAATACCTCTACAGGTGCAGCTACATTCAATGCTAGTACTACTTCTGTCACAATGACGGGTGTTGGCGGTACGGGTGGACGTACCTTGTTTGAGATGGATACCAACGTAGCTTTGGGTTCGTTTTCTAACGCCTTAAAAGCTCAAGTTACCTATGGTGCTACAGGTCGCACGACTGGTTTAGGTTCAGCTTTTGTGGCTGAATTGACCCTTTCAGCAGGCACTTCTTCAGGTAGTTATGCTCCTGTTGAAATTGAGCTTAACTGTGCTTCTGGAGCATCTACTGGCACAAATACCTCTTTAATTTACGCTTCTGTTAATGGAACAGGCGCAGCAACTGTTGATACCAACGGTTACTTGCTAAACCTTGCTGGCGTAACTGTTGCTGGTGCTAAATTAGCCGCTACTGGCACTATTACCAACGTTAATGAGATTACTCATGGACTGCGTGTAAAAATTGCTGGTAGTGATTATTACCTGCTTGCCGCTACTGCTGCTAACTTTAATGCCTAATGGCTACGTTAGATAAAGCGTACCTGTTGGATTTAAGAAATCAGGCACTTGAGCAACGGCAAAAGTACTTAGATCTTATCCAACAGGCTAACGGAGCAATTGCAATGGTGGACGTGTTGTTAACCGAATTAGACCGCCCACTAGCAGAACATAAAGAGGATTAATTATGGCAATGCAATATGACGTAAAGTCAGCACACGCAAGCGCATCAGGTGTAGCGGTGGGGTATAGAACTCGCTTAAAAGGGGTTCTTATGTCTCCTTCTGCGTCTACAACAGTTAATTCTGTTTTTGCTAATAACGTCAGTGTGTCTGGGACTTATGATGTTCCAGGAAGCACTGTTTGTACCGTGACTATTAATAATCATGGGTTAGCAGTCGGGGACAGGGTTTATTTAAACTTTACCTCTGGGTCTGCTGCTGATGGTCCGTATGATGTAGCTACCGTTGGCACAAACACATTTACAGTTGCAGTGGCTTCAGCAACAACTAATGGAAATGTAACGATGTACGCAAGTATTTTGGTTGAGCTTGACTGTTCTTCTGCTACGGCTTTTTATACACTGATTCCAGGCGAAGGTATTTTAGCGACAGACGGTATTTATGTTGGTTTACCAGCTTCTGTAACAACTACGCTGTTTTACGGATGACACTATGCAGCAATATGACGTTAAATCGTATCATGCTTCAGCATCTGGTACTGCCACCACAGAGTCTGTTCGTCTAAAAAATGTAACAGTTACTAGCGGTACGGTATCGGCAAGAAACATGGCAGTTGCAGACCCAGCAGTTTCAAAGTCAGGGACTTGGAGCAGGACTGGAACAACGGTTACTGTGACAATTAACGGCAATGGTTTGGTAAATGGTCAACGAGTATTTTTAGATGTTGCTGCTGGAACCACTATGCGTGATGGTGTGTACGAAGTATCTAATGTAACAACTAACACGTTTACAGTTACTTCTGCCACCTCAGGAGATGCAACGGGTACAGTAACAATGTACACAAATATTTATGTTGAATTAGATACATTTAATACAATAGGTTTACCTGTTAAGATTCCAGGCGAAGGCATTTACTGCCCTAACGGGATTTATGTTGGGGTTGGCTCAAGCGTAACAGCAACGGTGATATATGGATAATCCAACGCAAGCTCAAGGTTCTTTTAATCTAGCGGGTAGGAAGGTCATGCTTGGTCTTCCTGCTTATGACTTTAAAGTTTCGGTCAAACTGGCTATTGCTATGGCTCAATTTGCTGTAGAAGCTCCTAAGCACGGAATTGATATTCAGATTTGCAACATCTCTGGATGCTCCGTTGTGTCTCGTGTCAGAAACTTAATCGCTAAAGACTTCTTAGCTTCAGACTGCACAGATTTAATGTTTATTGATTCGGACATTACATTTAACCCACAAGACATCTTCCGTCTAATGGCTTGGAATACTGACCCTAAGAAGGGTATCGTAGGTGGAGTTCCTGTTGCCCGTAAAAAAGGTCAGGTTTATATATCGACTTTAGAGCAAGATGCTGATGGCGGGATTTATATGAATTCCTATGGTCTAGTTAAGGCTAAACGGATTGCCACAGCCTTTATGTTGATCCGTAAAGATGTATTTGAGACCCTCAGAGACAATCATCCTGAGTGGAAATATCACGATGACCGAGTAGTAGATGGACATCCAGACAAGTTCTGCTATTCATTCTTTGACTTTAAATCCACCCCAGAAGGCTATGTAGGAGAAGACTATCTTTTCTGTGACCGTGCTACGGCTCATGGCTACGAGGTATGGATTGATCCTACGATTAAGTTAGGTCATCTAGGAATGGAAGAGTTTGCAGGATCTTTTGGGGAAGAGTATCTCTATCCTCTTATTAGACCTATTGACTCCAAAAAGGATGTCGCATAATGGCTACCAAAAAGAAAGGTCCTTCTCTTGCGATTGGTCGTGGTGAAAAGTTGCCTGTATCTAAAGGCGCTGGGCTTACCGCCAAAGGTCGTGCTAAATATAATAAAGCGACTGGCTCGAATCTAAAGGCTCCACAACCTGAAGGCGGACCACGCAAGAAGTCTTTCTGCGCTCGTATGTCTGGAATGCCTGGACCAATGAAAGATGAAAAAGGCAGACCTACTCGTAAAGCAGCTTCTTTAGC